CCACCTTTGAAACATTAGAAATAATATCACGCATTGGGTTTACTCCTTAAAAGCGTGTGGACCGGGGCAGCAGGATCACCGCCCCGATTTAGTTTAAGCCGCGAATTTTACGATTTTCAGAGCTTCGCCATTCACAACGTCGCCACCTGTGCGCTTGGTCGCGTAGAATTGCACCAGTGGCTTGTTGCTGAATGGGTCACGCAACATGCGAACGCCCAAGCGGTCAACGACCTGGTAGGCCGCGCGCAAGTCACCAACGGCAACAGATAGCGAGCCGGTTGCAGGGTTCGGCATGTCCTCGAAAGGTGCCACCGAATAGCCCAGCAAGGATGCAGGTTGGCCAGCCGCGATGCCCGGAGACCAGATATAAGACCCGTCACTGTCTTTCAACTTGCGAACAAGCGCGCTGGTGGCGCGGTTCATAAACCAAGTCGCATTAGCGCGGTATTGGGCTTTCAGGTCATAAAGCGCATTGATTAGAACGTCGCCGCCGTTTGGAGCGGCTGCAAATGCACCGTTGGCACCCGTGTTGAATTGCTTGACGCTATTCGTCAGGTCTGTGCCCGATGGATAATCCAAGAAACCGCGCGGTTTGCCGACGCCGTTGCCCGTGACAAACGCGCTATTTTCTGCGCGTGCGAAACGGTCAGCAATTTTGCCATCTAACCAGCTTTCCAGCGAGATCATCGCGTCGTCAAGCGATTGCTGCGTTGCTTCTGGCATTGCGTACATTTCATGGACCGGGATGGCCCATTTGCCGATTGAAGGCGTGCCAGTTGCAGGGCGCGCGCCCATTTCCGAAACCCAACCAAATCCGGTTTCGTCATTGTCGTAAATGCCATTCAAGGAATCAGTCGAGATTGATTGCACCGACGCATATGCGCGAACTGCGGAGGTCTCATATATTTTGGAAACCATCCGGCCCGACATATCCGGCTCAACCAGATAACCGCCAGAGCTATCAAGCCCGACGGAAAGCGTTTTGCGTTCGGCCTCAGACAAAAAGTCTTTATCAAAGTTGGCGCGCAGCATTTTTTCAAATGCGGCTTTGTATTCGGCGGACTTCTCCGCAGTCATTTCAACAGCGCGGCCAGTGACGTTTGCGGCCAACATGCCGAACGCTTTGGCCTTCGCCTCAAGGTCAATCTCATTGCCATTTGCGTCAGTGGCAAAGCGTTCGCGGCGCTTGGTTGCCAAAACTGCCTCATCTGCGGACTTTTGGGCCAACGCAATATCGGCCTCAATTTTGACCAGCTTTTCTTCGGTTACGGGATCAGCCGCGCCCTTAGCTTCGATCTCAGCAAGGCGAGCGTCGTTTGCGGCCTTGAATGCCTCAAAGCCCTCGTTAACTTTCTTGACCGCCTCTGCGGGGTCAAAGGTTTTTGTATCAGGCATTTAATGTCTCCATTAGTTTCTGGATTTCTGATTGAAACGCCTGTTCGTCGGCGTCGGTTTCTGCATCATCGTCCACATCGTCCCGATGGTCTGACAAGCCCCTAAAGCCATCGGCAGCGATTGCCTTGGCCTCAGTTTTGGAAAACCCTGCATCCCGCAAAGCCTTCTCAAATTCTCGAATTGTTTTGATTGATTTAATCGCCGTGATTTTGGCGTCTGGCAGCATTGGGAACGTGACCAGAGAAACCTCAAATAGGTCCAGCTCCATCAGCTTGCGAATAGATCCGCCGCCCTCTGCAATTGCCTCAACTGTGCGATACCCGATTGACATGCTGTCGATGGCACCCGCGCGCATCAACGCCATAGCCTCGGCACCCTTTTGCACGTCCTTTAGCAGCCGCCCCTTTACGAATAGGCCGCGTTCATCCTCTTTGATTTCATCCCAAACGCCAATCGGTTGCCCGCTGTCGTGTTGCCATAGCAACTTAACACTGCGGCCCGATCCGATTGATTTGGTGAATGCGCCGCGTTCAACGACATCTAGGCCCTGATCCACAATTCCAAAGACCGACGCATAGCCCTCAAATACGCCATCCGCGTCAGGCTCTTTTTTGATCTCGAAACGAACTGCTTTGTGATCCATGCGTATATGTCCATCTAAGGGAATGGGACGCTTCACAGCGGCCTTTTGCAAAGTCCTAACATAGTTTTGCAAAGTTGCAAAGTGTGTGTTGCAATCAATGTTTAATCGCGTCTACACTATAGGTGTTCGTTTGCTTGGACACTTCCCAACTTGCCCGGCCTTGATAAAACGAGGTCGGGCGCTTTTTAATCCACGACAATATGAGATACGCCGCAGCGGCAATTGATGGTGTTTTCAGCACTGCCATCAGGGTCGCCCGGATAAAACAGACTCTCCCCTCCCACATCGAAACCCTGATCCATATCAACGGTTTGGCCATCCGCGTCCCTGTGCGTGTCGCGCGTGCGTTCGTCCTCAGACGCCACCCATTCCTTGCGTAATGTGAGCCCGGTTGCCATTGCGGCACCGTTCGCGCCATAATTCGCGGCCCCGTGCGTTTCCGTCCGCGCGATCAACCTGCCACGACGGCGGGATATCCCCGACACGCTGGACGATATCAGCTTGGCAATCGCGCGCGTGCCCAGTCCCTCAGACTGCCCGCTTGCAATCTGCCTAACGATCTGCGTCCGGGTGCTTTCTGTAACGCTGGTTATCCGGGCGCGAATGGCCTCTTTTTCGATGTACTCGCCAGCCAATCGAGCAAAGAACGCCGCGAAGTCTTTGGTTTCAAGGATTAGGCCCCGCGACTTGCCTTGCCCCACGACACGCGCACCGAATGTCTCAATCGACATAAGGGCGATCTGACGATATATGTCAGCAATGCGCCGCTCGTGATCGTCCGGCAATGATGGCGCACTACCTGTTGCCTCAAAGCGGGCCAGCATCACGCGGGTTGCGCGGGCCACCTCAGCGGCGATCAACCGGGCAAAGCGGCGATCCATCTCAAGCAATAAACGCTCTTGCCTACGTTGCTCAGAACGGGGCGGGGCGTTAATCAGCCGTCTTGACATCATAACCCGCGATTTTTGCTAAAAGTTTATTGTCCATTTCATCTTGCGCCGTGATCGGCTGCGATGCCTCGGATATCGGCATAAGCCCCAAGGAAACAAGCAAGACATCCCCGCCATCAACAGGGCCGAATCCTTTTAACTCACGCCGCTCGTTTACAGTCAAATCGGTTGAACTGTCCACCATTTCCCAGAGCGTCTGGCGCTTGTTTGCAATCGCTGGGATCTTGTCGAGATCTGGTTTTAATTCCAAGCCATGAGGCCCAGCCAATTCCGCATTCCAGTCATCCGCGATCACGCCGAGAAGCGGGATCACATTATCCTCCCAGAACGCCAACCGCGCCTCGGCATAGTTCGCATAAGTATTATCACCGGGGATGCCCAGCAATTGAGGGGGCACGCCAAGGGCAAGGCACACGTCGCGCGCGCTGGAATACTTCGTTTCGATTATGCCCATGTCAGACGGGGAAAGCCCCATTTGTTGCCACTCCAAACCGCCCTCAAGCAACATAGGTCGCCCGCCATTTGCCGCGCCTTGGTGTTGCTCCTCAAGCTGCGTTTTGAGCCTGTGGAATTGTTCGTCAGTTAATGGCTGGTCACCGGATGTTTTAAGCGCACCAGATGGCCGCGCGCTGTTTTGCAAAAGCGATTGCATCCACGACATGCTCAGATTGTGCTGGTCAATTGCGTAACTGCCCGCCTCGATAGGGCTCATTCCGTACCAGTCGTCCAGCGGGTTAAACATCTTTAGGTGACGAACGTCGCCGCGCCCCTTATCGTCAAGTGGGAAGGCAACCGACCGCTGGTTGGCTTTGTACTGATAGGCAACAGGGAAACCATTTGATCCGGGGATGACCTTCATGCGATCCGGGCGCAGTTGATACAACTCAGCCACCTTGCCCCCAGCCTCAACTTTCTCCTCGTATCCATTACCCGCGATCATCAGGAAACCGACCTTCGCGCGCATATACTGCGCTGAGGATTGCATCGGGTTAGGGTTTTTCAAAAGCTCCAAAATCGGATGCTCTGCAATCTGAGTGTCACCGCGCCACAACGTCCACGTTACCGACGC